GAAGATTCCGTTGAGTCCTTTATCTGAGTAGTTCAGGTTCTCTGAGAACACCTTAAACCCGCCTGACTCATGTGCACACTGACCGAAGAAGTGCGCTGCTTGATTGTTTGTCAGCTTGAAATAATCTCTTGCTGCCTTATATGTGCCAGGTCCCCATTTACCGTCGGCAGTAATGCCACATTTTGTTTGGAGTGCAGCCAATGGACCAAGACCAGTTACCTTTTCCGGAGAATTGGCCGGGGAAGAGGATTGCTGAGGAGATGATTGTGATTGAACTGGAAGAGATACTCCGGTTGATCGAACAGTCGAAGGATCAAAGTCAGCAACAGTAGTATATACTGTACCGCCAGCTTTTGATTTCGAAGCGATCATACGTACTTTGCGGTTGCCTCCACCTTTCTTAATCGAAGCGTGAACCCAACCAGAATTCTTATCGCCCTTTGTGTAGAACTCAAGAATCACTTGGTCAAACTCAAGATTGTCACCGATCCAATCGGCAACAGTTTTGTTATCGACACCCTTCACTTCGAAGTCAATTGCCTGACCGTTGACGTGTTGAGATGTCTTCGAACCACCGACTGCCTTATTGACAAGCGGAGCCCGATACGAAGAGTTGACTGTGACTGGTCCAAACTTCGCACGAACTGGTTCGAGAATCTTTTCGCAGCAGTAACGCATATTCTCAATATGTTCTGGAGTTGGAGTATTGCTAAGTCCAAGCTTTTTTGCAGTAGGAGAAACAATCATTTCTGCCAAAGAAAAATGTTCAGTTAGTTTCATTTTTATCGCCTTTACTATGTACTTTATTGGGGTTTTAGAGTATAACTAATAATGCGCCAGACACTGGAGATCTCATGAATTTTTATACCAATGTTACTCGACACAGAAATCAAATTTTAGTACGTGGAATATCTGACGGCAAGCCCGTCAAATTTTCTGTGAAATATAAACCTTATTTATTCGTTCAAGCAAGTGCACAAACCGAACATAAGAACCTGAAAGGCGAATATGTCGGCAAGATGCAGTTCGATTCCATGTCTGAAACACGAGAGTTTCTGCAGAGTTACGAGAACGTGGCAGGCATGAACATCTACGGCCTCTCTGATTGGCCTTACATGTATATTTATGACAAGTATAAGGGCGAGATCAAGTATGATCCCGCTCTCGTTTCAGTTTGTTCGATCGATATCGAGACCAGTATTGAAGGCGGTTTTCCTGATATTGAGAAAGCAGACAATGAAATCACAGCTATTACCATCGGCCGCAATGGTAGAAAGACTACGTTTGGTTGCGGTGAATATAAGGAGCATCAAGAAAATGTACAATATTACAAATGCGCAGACGAGTCTGCACTCTTACTCGCCTTTCTCGAAGTCTGGAACGGTTCACTCTATTCGCCTGACGTTGTCACCGGCTGGAACATCGAGTTCTTCGATATTCCATATCTTGTCAACAGGATTCGAAAAGTTCTTGGAGATGATCACGCTGAGCGCCTCTCTCCCTGGAAAATGTTACGTGAATACAAAGTTAACAGTCGTGGACGAGACTGTATTTGCTATGCCCCTATCGGCATCGCCGTCCTTGATTACATCCAGCTTTATCGGAAGTTTACGTACACAGAGCAGGAATCTTACCGACTTGACTACATCGCTCAAGTTGAGCTCGGCGAAGGAAAGCTCGACTATCGCGACGAAGGTTATACCGACCTCGATGACCTTCGACTAAGAAACTTTCAACTCTATATCGAATACAACGTTCGAGATGTTGAGATCGTTGAGAGGCTCGAAGATAAGCTGAAGCTCATCGAGCTGGTCTATGCTTTGGCTTATGACGCCAAGGTAAACTATGAAGATACCATGGCAACCGTGAAGCAATGGGACGTGATCACTCACAACTACCTTCTCGATCGAAANATCGTGGTACCTCTTAACGATAAGAATAAACCCGANCGAGCCTTTGTAGGCGGATATGTCAAAGATCCAAAGGTCGGCATGAGTAAATGGGTTGTGTCGTTCGATCTAAACTCCCTTTATCCTCACCTTATCATGCAGTACAACATCTCTCCTGAGACTCTTGTTACTCGCTTGAAAGATAAGGTGTCGATCGACGACCTACTTGTTGGTGGCGCTAGTCAGTTCGGTGACTATCTTGATAAAACGAACTGCACTATCGCCGCCAACCTTTGTATCTATACAAAAGAAAGGCGTGGTTTCTTACCATCGATTATGGATCGTATGTATGACGATCGTACTCGTTACAAGAAGCAGATGATCGAGGTGAAGAAAGAATATGAGAAGACGAAAGATCCTCGTCTTGTCAAGGAAATCGCACGACTCGATAACATGCAGATGGCCAAGAAGATTCAGTTGAACTCGGCTTATGGTGCTCTCGGTAACAAGTGGTTCCGTTGGTTTGACGTGAACAACGCCGAAGCCATCACCACCTCTGGTCAGCTCAGCATTCGTTGGATCGAGAAGAAGCTCAACGACTATCTCAACAAATTGTTGAAGACAGAAAACTTTGACTATGTACTGGCTTCTGATACCGACTCTGTGTATGTCACGCTCGAATACCTCGTCAAAAATGTATTCGGCGATGATGTGCCTGAAACCAAGAAGGTGATTCAGTATATCGACAAGATCTGTAAGGAACGAATCGAACCATTCATCGATCGTTCTTATCAAGAGCTTGCCGAATATATGCACGCATATGCTCAGAAGATGCAAATGAAGCGAGAAAACATCGCAGACAAAGGCATCTGGAAAGCCAAGAAGATGTATATCCTCAACGTGTGGAACTCTGAAGGCGTTGAGTATGAGAAGCCTAAGCTAAAGATGACAGGCATCGAAGCGGTTCGATCCTCGACTCCGACTGCATGTCGTGATGCCATTAAGAAGTCTCTCGAGATTATCATGGCTGGATCTGAATCGGATCTTCAGAAGTATGTCGCCAACTTCAAAGAAAAGTTTTCATCTCTTGGATTTGACGACGTGGCTTTCACTCGTGGTGTCAAGGATATCGAGAAATATTGGGTAGGCGGTAGGTTCCAAAGCCAGACTCCTATCCATGTTCGTGGTTCTGTGGTCTACAACGAAATGTTGAAGAAGAAGAAACTCACGAATAAATATCAATCCATTACCAGCGGTGAGAAGATTAAGTTTGCATACTTGAAAAACCCAAATCCGACACAAGACTATGTTATCTCGTGTCCGAATGGTCTACCAAAAGAATTGAAGATGGAAACTTACATCGACTATGCGGTGCAATTCGAGAAAGGCTATCTTAGCCCTATCGAGTCGATCACAAACACTATGGGATGGCAAGCAGAAAAACGCGCAACACTGGAGAATTGGTTCTCATGATGGTAACAGAATACAATGGTAATGGAAAATATGCAAATCGCCGAGCTGAATTGCATAAGCAAAGCTATGATGATTATTACTATGTCAAGTTTTTTGAAAACGATGAGCATATTGAAACGCGAGTTTTAAAAGGCAAAACATTACGATACGCCGAAGACTGCGCTGAAAACTGGACAATAGGAGTTATTAATGGCTAAACTAGATATAGACTTAGACTTTGATTTTGGTTTTACGACTTCTTCTGAAGAAGAAATCAAGCAAGAAGGCACTGATAAGGCACGAGCAATGTACGATGCTGTTATGCCTTTACTTACAAACTTAAAGAAAGATGCAGATAAAAACCCGATCATCAACTGGCCGAATCGTGCCGAGAAGATCGATCTCTTCATTACTAAATTAAATAAGATTCTTGCATCTTAATGGTGTACAAATAAAGATATATCGTATATACTGGGACAATCAGACAAGGAGAAGTTATGTCAGACCTATTAAATAAATTGCGTAAGAATACCACAATCAAGGATTCAGATATTCTGTCTGATTCGAAGTTCTTCAATGCNAAGGACATGATCCGCACGACAGTGCCTGCAATCAACATTGCATTGAGTGGTAAGATTAACGGTGGCTTCGTTCCTGGTCTGACCATTTGGGCAGGTCCATCAAAGCACTTCAAAACTTCGTTCAGTCTTCTCATGGCGAAGGCATACATGGACACGTATCCAGATGCAGTCATGCTTTTCTATGACTCAGAATTTGGTACTCCGCAATCTTACTTCGACTCGTTTGGCATCGACACAACTCGAGTTCTCCATACTCCCATCACCGATGTCGAACAGTTGAAGTTTGATATTATGCATCAGTTCGAAGAGATCAAGCGTGGCGATCGTGTCATCGTCGTGATCGATTCGGTCGGCAATCTCGCTTCGAAGAAGGAAGTCGAAGATGCACTGAAGCAGAACTCAGCAGCCGATATGACTCGTGCAAAACAACTCAAGTCGCTCTTCCGCATGGTTACGCCCCATCTTAACCTCAAGGAT